TTTGTTGCAAAAATAAATGGATTGAGAAAATACAAGAAAATATAAATAAAATATATTTCTAGAGTTTTTTATAATAAAACACTCTAGAAATATCTACTTTTTGTCTACTAGTAGATATCCCCTGCATAACAACGAAAAATGCTATAAATATTTTAATTTAATTGTGAATATGATTAGGTAACAGTAGTTTGATGTAATACATTATATCAACTGTTTAACCTGTTGTATTAAAATTATATAACTGGTTAAATTGTACATCATACTTATGGTTATTTTTGTTTAGTGTTTTTTATAAAATTTTTATTTTCATTGCAAATTATTGTTGTAAATATTCAAACATATGATGTTTCACAATTTATTTGCAATTTAAAAAATGAAAATTATTTCCCATATTGTATATTTTACAACATTATCATTTTCATCAATAATATCAACTATACCACTATAAGGACCAATTGTTTGATAAATTCCAATAGTTTTTTCATTTCCATATAATGTTATTGAATTATTAATGGTTTTATTGATGTTAAATAATTTAACATCATAATATTCATTTTTCATTAAATTTGTTTTAACAACAGTATTTACATTTTTGTTTATTATATTATTTATAAATTGACTATAAATAATGTTTCCATAATAATTCATCAATATTTGTATCATTATCAGTCGCACTTGATTTAAATATTGAAATACAGTCAATATTATTTTGATTTGCATAATTAATGACATATTCGTACATATTCAATCTTGATTGACACATGTCTTTTCTATCTAATAATAAAAATATTGGTACACATTCAATTTCAATCAATTTTAATACAATTGTATCAATAAATTGTTTAATATAATTATTATTATTAATAAATCCAGTTGAAAACCAATCTATAAAACAATAATTTGGCTTTTCATTTATAACATTATTAATAAAACAAACACCAGCATCATAGATATGGATCTATGCATATCCATGTTTATTGACATTAATGGATTTATCGCATAAATTTGTAAATATATCTACATAACCATTTTTTGTCGTGTAACAAATGCACCGAAAAAATAACTAACATATTTATATTTTTAGTTGAGATATAAATAATAATATTATGTTTGATTACATTAATGATCATATATATTTTTTTGTATCAAAATAAAATATTTATAATATTTTTATTTTAAAACAAAAATATTATGGATATAATTGCATTTATTACAGGAATTACAGGACAAGATGGTTCATATCTAACTGAATTATTATTATCTAAAAATTATATAGTATATGGATTAATTCGTAGATCTTCTTTGATTAATACTAATCGTATTGATCATCTTTTGAATAATAATAATTTAATTCTCAAATATGGTGATTTAACTGATGGTTCATGTTTATTTCAAATATTAGCAAATATCAAAAGTAATCATCCAAATATGGATCGTTTAGAAATTTATAATTTGGCTGCCCAATCTCATGTTAAAGTATCTTTTGAAATGCCAGAATATACTGCAGATACGGATGCTTTCGGTACTTTAAAAATGTTAGAAGCAATAAAAAATAATGGTCTTGAAAATATCACAAGATTTTATCAAGCCAGTACTAGTGAATTATATGGTAAAGTTCAAGAAGTACCACAAAAAGAAACTACACCATTTTATCCACTTTCTCCATATGGTGTTGCCAAATTATACGCTTTTTGGATTGTTAAAAATTATCGCGAAGCCTATAATATGTATGCCTGTAATGGTATATTATTTAATCATGAATCTGAAAGACGTGGTCATAATTTTGTAACTCGTAAGGTAACTATTGGACTTGGTAAAATTTTACGTGGTGAAGAAGATAGATTAGTAATGGGTAATATTGATAGTCTACGTGATTGGGGACATGCTGAAGATTATGTTGAAGGAATTTGGCGAATATTACAAGCAGATAAACCAGACGATTATGTTTTGGCAACTGGTAAAATGTATAGTGTCAGGACTTTTATTGAAAAAGCATTCGCATTACGTGGATTTAATATAAAATGGAAGGGTGAAGGTGTAAATGAAATAGGCTATGATGAAAATACAGGTAAAGAATTAATTTTTATATCTGAAAAATATTTTAGACCTGCTGAAGTTGAACAATTACTTGGAGACTCTACTAAAGCAAGAACATTATTAAATTGGAAACCAAAAGTAGAAATAAATGAATTAGTTAAACGAATGGTTGAATCTGATTGTTAATAAATATGAATTTTTAAAATATAAGCTATTTATGTTAAATATAAATTCTGCAAAATAATTATAAATACCTTTACACCACTATAATACATTATTCCATATTTATATCTTATTGTATAAATATGGAATCATCAAATTGGAAATTTGATGTGTTTATTAAGATACTGTTTCCGGTTATTAGTGTATTCTTAGTCATTAATATATTAATCTAAAAATTATATTTGGCTGTCAACATTTTGTATACTCAAAATATATGCAAATATGACAATTGTCATATTTGCATATATTTTGTTCATAAAAATAAAGTTATATTATATATATTATGTATAACGTTATTATTACAGGTGGTACTGGTCTAGTTGGCAATGGCATTAAATCTTATGTCACCAAATTATTAAATTTAAACAATGATAATCTATTAAATATCAACATCAATAATTATCATTTTATTTATCTATCTTCTAAAGATTGTGATTTAACTGATTTTCAACAAACTTATGATTATTTTTCTAAAGTTAATCCGACTTATGTAATCCATCTCGCTGCTAAAGTTGGTGGACTCTTTAAAAATATGAACTATAAAGTTGACATGTTTTTAGATAACGTTATCATCAACAATAATGTTCTTAAAGTATGTCATCAACTAAATGTTAAAAAAGTTGTATCCTGTTTGAGTACATGTATTTTCCCAGATAAAACATCTTATCCTATTGATGAAACTATGTTACATAATGGTCCACCACATACTTCTAATGATGCATATGCATATGCCAAACGTATGTTAGAAGTATTATCTAATGCATATAATGAACAATATGATACAAATTTTATTTGTGTTATTCCAACTAATATTTATGGACCATATGATAATTATCATTTAGAAGATTCACATGTCATTCCTGGATTAATACACAAATGTTATTTGGCTAAATTAAATAATCAACCATTTGTTGTATCTGGTAGTGGATCACCATTGAGACAATTTATACATTCTGAAGATTTAGGAAAATTAATATTATGGTCTTTATTTGAATATCATCAAAAAGAAACAATTATATTATCTCCTCCTGAAAATTATGAAGTTAGTATTAAATTTATTGCTGAACAAATAGCACAAATATTTGAATATAATAATATACAGTTTGACATAACTAAATCAGATGGTCAATTTAAAAAAACAGCCAACAACAATAAATTGATGAAATTATTGTCTAATAATAATATTAATTTTATTGACATTCAATATGGTTTAAAACAAAATATTGAATGGTTTATAAATAACTATGAAAATATTAGAAAATAAATATTGGTTGAGAAAACAAACTTGTAAATAAAATATGCATACATGAATGCTTGGGATGGTTAATAATTTTTATACCGTATTCAAAAAAAATGTATAGGGAAAGATACTTGCAAACACCATAATAATTTATTTTATATTTCATATGGTGTGCACTGTCCGCATCGCTTTGCGATGCTGGAAAAGAAGAACCATAAATTTGGTTGGTGACAAAGAATACGTTAATTTTGTACTTCAAGAAAAATTACAAAAAAAAAGTTAAACTATATACAAAAAAATATAACAAATTTAATACATTTTCTATTGAAAATGTATTTTGTAGATTAGATAAGTACAAAAAAATACAATTAAGATATGAAAAACTAAAAATAACTTTTTGTATTGTAAATTAAATTAATAAAATTTAGATTATTAACCTCTATTTTATTAATTCTTTTGATTAGATTATGTTATATTACCATTCATTTGAATTATCATAAAATTTCAATAAATTTTTTAGTTCTTGTGTATCAACACTTTCTTTATATTTGTCTTCAATTTTATTTTGAACATATACTGTTAATACATCTCGAAAATAATCCATTTGTTTAAGTTTATTTTCGCGAATTTTGTGTTTGTCATAAAATTGTATATTTTTAATTAATTCATCAAACACATTTTTAACAGAATCTGAATTGTTGTCACATATAACACTGTTGTGTTCATTATAAAATACATCTCTACCACCAACACTTTTTGTTGATATTACTGGTAAACCACACAATAAGTACTCAGATGAAGCAAAACATGAACCTTCTCTGGCACTAAAAATTCCACCACATATGGCACTATTTAATAATGACACATATTTTTTTGTGCAAATCCAATTCCAATCATTTATATCTGTACTATTATTTTTAAAATTTGCCCGGTATCCAAAATTTGGAATATATTCTACTTTACTTTCATTTACATATCCTATGTGCAAAACATTTGGTATTTTTTCAGCATACGAAACATTTTTATATTTTGAAAAACACGATGATACAACTAAATTGTATTCTTTTTTGATGTCTTCTCTAATAATAAATCGATCTTCATTTAAAAATGCATTATGATTACAAAATAATACATCTAAATCAAAATTATCACTATAATACTCATATTCTTCTTGAGTATTTGCTAATATAATTGAATTTGTATAGTATTGTGCATTTTTTATTGGTTCTGAAACTTTATATCCAGCACATGTTATTAAAAAAATACCATTATCTGTTATAGGATTTTCGTTGACCAATCTGTAGATTGGTATGTTTTTATATTGTAACTTAATTATTTTCATTTATATAATATATAAATGAAAATAATTAAGTTACAATATAAAAATGACTTTTATTACATCTTAAGAAATTTAAATACTAAAAATTAGATGATTTTTTAACAATTATAGTTATTATATATATATTTAGTAGATGCTTTTAAAACATACAACATCACGCTAGATTATTTTAACCATGTTTTTATAATCCAATGAAAGACAATAGTAAAAATATAGACGAACCAATTGAAATAATAAATTTTTTAAATAATTATAAAAAATTAGATAAATTTGTATGTAATGATAAATTAATTAAACCAAATATTATTCATATTAGTGGTATAACTGATCCAAATAAAAATAAATTAGCAAATGTTATATATGATTTATAATAATACTCGAAAATATTTAACAGGTAAAAATAAAAATAAATATTATAATAAAATATAATTATGATAAAAAGTAAATACATAACAGAAGATAAATATGAGTTTTTTATTATAAATTTTAAACAATACATCCCATTGTTTTATTTAATGAGTAATTATAATAAATACAATTTAATTCTCTCTAATGAATCAAAATCAGACATTGATGAATTACATCACATTTTAACAAATAATAATCATAATCCAAAATTTAATTTCAATGAAAATTTAACAATTTATTATTGTAATCAAAATCAACTTCAATTAATTAATAAATGCAATTTTAATGTATTGGAATTAAATGATGAAATTAATAAAATATTAAATTCAAATGATTATAATCCTAATGTTGTTGATAGACCATCATGGGCTTTTGATAATCACACCTTATTTTTTGATTATTATAAAGATGAAAATGTACATATTTTTATTATAGAAGGTTTTGAACATCATTGGCATATTATACCATATTTAAAAAATCACCATAAAGTATTTGTAGTATGGCCCTGTAAATTCGGTATTTGGAATTATCAAATTGTTAGAAACACATTACATACATTAAACAAAGATTTTGACATAAAAAATATAATTTTTCAATGTCCTAATTTAGATGGTATTTTATGGGCACATGAATATGGATTTAATGCAATATTATGTAATCATAATTGTTGGTTAGATTTTAATAAATTTAAAACCATTAAAAATGATAAAATATATGACATGGTTATGAATTGTAGACAAGAAAAAAATTTTAAAAGACCGTATCTTGCAAAAAAAATTAATAATTTAGCATACATCAAAGGTGCAATATATAATAATTGGGATAAGTATGACTATACTGAATTAAATCCTAAATTTATTAATGAAAATATTATATCTATGGATAAAGTAATTGATATTTATAGTCAATCTTATTGTGGAGGAATTTTTAGTGCCAAAGAAGGAGCTTGTTATTCTAGTAGTGAATATTTACTATGTGGTCTTCCAGTAATCTCAACTGATAGTTTAGGTGGTCGTGATTTTTGGTATGATGATTACAATTCTATTATAGTTGAACCCGATGAAAATGAAGTTAAATTGGCTGTTGAAAAAATAATAAAAAAATATAATGATGGATTGATAGATAATGAAAAAATTAGAAATGATCACATTAAGTTGTCATTAGATCAACGTAAAAATTTTAATGATTATATACAACAAATATTTGATGAATATAATATTAATATTAATGCATATCAATATTTTGATACAAAATATATTCATAAAATGAAACATAATTTACCTATTAATCAAGTGATTGATATATTAACAAATTAATTTTGCATATTTTAATATCTATAAACATCATAATTAATACGTATCATTTTATACATAAAAATAATGTCCATATAATATTATGTATAAAGTTTCTATCATCGGTATTGGTTTTGTAGGTAATGCAATCTATCAAAATTTATCGAATTTTAATATACAACTAATTTCTTATGACAAATTCAAAAACATTGGATCTTTTGAACAATGTTTGGAATCAAATATAATGTTTTTATGTTTACCAACTCAATATGATTATCAATTAGGTTCTTATGACAAATTGGCAATTTATGAAATATGTACATCGCTAAACCAAAATAATTATAATGGTATTATTATAATTAAATCTACTGTTGAACCCGGAACAACTGATGACCTTAAAAAAACTTTTCCAACTTTACATTTTGTTCATAATCCAGAATTTCTTAAAGCCAAATCTGCAGTAGAAGATTTTAAAAATCAATCACATATTGTTTTAGGTCAAAATTGTTCAGAAGATAAATTAAATTATTTGGTTACGTTTTATAAATTATATTTTCCAAATGCACAAATTTCATTGTGTACATCATTAGAATCCGAATCCATGAAAATATTTTGCAACAGTTTTTATGCCATCAAAATCCAATTCTTCACTGAACTATATTTATTATGTCAAAAAAATGGATGTAATTTTGAAAATGTTCGACAAATGATGCTAAAAAATGGTTGTATAAATCCACAATATTGTAACATTCCTGGACCAGATGGCAATATTTCATATGGTGGATTATGTTTTCCCAAAGATACAAATGCATTAATGAAATATATGGAATTAAACAATATACCAAATAATATTGTTAGAAGTACAATTGAAGAAAGAGAAAGTATGCGTAATGATAATTTAAATTGTAAATAATATATTATATTTTCATATGTATAACGTTTTAATCACAGGTGGTACAGGTTTAGTGGGTGTAAACATATTCATGATGGTTTAAAAAAAATAAATTTAAATTATATAATCTATCAATTAAATGACAATGACCATAATATTATCACAATAAGTTGATTTACTAAATTCAATTTATATTTAACATTATATAATAAAATTGTATTGCAATCCAATGATATTTGTATTAACAACGATATTTATATTATATGTTTAGTTTAATATATGGTATCAATTGATAGATTAACTGATGTTATTACTACTATTACGCTTTTTTTATTTGTAATTCTTGTAATTTCATCACTCGATAAACGTCCACTAAACGGCCTACCTGGTAAAATTGGTAATATAGGTCCCACTGGTTTTACTGGTATGAATGGACACCGTGGACATATTGGATGGTTTAATAATATTAATGAAAATAATATTAATATTTTATTCAATGATCAGATTGGACCAACCGGTCCAGCAGGCCCATTAGGTAAAACTGGTCCAATAGGAGAACAAGGTGATAGAGGGCCTCAAGGTTATGATGGTATAATTGGATTAATTGGTAAAATGGGATTAACTGGACAATTGGGTCCAACTGGTCCAACTGGTGATGCAGGTATTACTCCAAAAAATTATCGATTGAATTATAATTGTCAAGGTATTATAAATATACCAACAGATACAAAACAATATATATGTAATCCAACTTATCCTATTATGCAATTTATTGATAAAAAATTTAATCGCATTCGTTGTTGTCAAGGCCAATTGAAAAATTAAATAAATCAATATAATTTAACCAAAAGAATTAAGAAATTAGATGTTAAACAGTGGTAATATAAATAAAAATATATTTAAAAATAAATGGTAAAATTTAATATTTTAGCCCAAAAAACACAATATTAAATCGATGC